CCACCGAGATCTACACTCTTTCCCTACACGACGCTCTTCCGATCTCTGTCGTGCAGGTACGAGCCGAAGCCTTGAACGGGCGGCGCGAGAACGTGATGCGGGACCAGTAGCGCCGGCGGAACAAGCGACGTTGCCGCCCCACCACTCGCAGGCCCCCAGGCAACACCGATTAGGGAGCAATTGGCCGTAGCGCCATCGGCCGTAATGGTGTTAGTACCAACGTCCGTGACAATGGCCGCAGAGTGGCGAAATGCGCCCGCGTCCGTGTCATGCGAGACAGTCGCGCCGGTCCAGCTAACCGCCGTCGAGTCCGTGCCATTACAGAAGCTAGCGAGGCCCGCCCCATCAGTCGGGATTGTGAGGCTCGCAAGCGACAAATCCGCCGCTGAGTTGCTTCGTACCGAGTCAGTGTCGGTCGGGGTCGGATCGGCCCCGGTGACTGAGTGCGTCGAAACCGACATCGCCGCATCGCCGCTGGCGAGCGTGACAACGACATCGCCTGATGTCCCAGTCGGGACGCTCGCGCTGTAGTAGTATGTCTGTCGGCTTCCGCCGGCTTCCGCTTTTAGTAAATCGGCAGCCTCACCCCCGATAGTGATGCTGCTGATGGTTATGAACGCTTCAACCGTAAGGTCTACCGCGATAATGCGGTCACTAGCTTCGGCATTGAAGTCCATCGACGACAGCGTCAAAACGCTTGAAGTTGATGTGCCGCTGGCCTGAGAGCCAAATTCAATAGCAACAGCCACGGCCTACCTCACATCGAGCGCGGGCGTTTCCGTCTCTGCTTCTGCCGCTGGCTTCGATAGGCAGGCGATTAGTCTGTCCGCGAGTGCGTGATGTTTCGCGCCGTCACGGGTCTTTGCCGTTTCAATCTTCTGCGCCGTGTCTGGCTCTACCATGATTTCGTAAGCGTCGCCTTCAAGCTTCTTGCCGGAGGCGATGAGCTTGCCGAGTTCGGTGGATTCGAGAAGCTTTAGGGCCTTGGGCGAGATGGCGACGATCATGCCGCCCTCACCTGGCTAACCCTACCTTTGTCGTCGTACATGATCTGTGCCGCCTGAGCGATGTCCTTGGCGGCTGCGCCACCTTGTTCTGCAGCGTTGAGACCTGCGACCAGTTCTTGTTGAGCGGCGCGTTGGTCCCTGATTTCCTCGATCTTCTCTTTCGATGCCTTGCAGGTTTCAGGGAGGCCGTTCGCCTCGCCGATCCGACGCACCATGTCGTCGAGATCGAAGTTGTCCCAGGCACTAGGGTCGATCTGCGCTATGGGCAGGGTAAGCTCGATCGTGCGTGCGATGCCGACTGCGACTTGTGCCTTCTGCGCCAGAGCAAGCGGGCTCTCATAGTCGACGTCGTACTCGTCGTCGCCGTAGAGCATCATCTCTTCCGGCGGTTCCGGGATCATCCCGGCCTGATAGAGCAGGTCGAACTCGCGCTCGATCAGCGGGCCTAGGAACTCGGACTGCTGACGACCCATGACCGGGGCGAGCAGGACGCCCTTCTGCTGACTGATCTCGAGAACCTGCGTCGCGGTCATCTGCGGGTTCTCGAGGATGATCTGCAGGATGCGGACGAGAAACACGTCGTTGACCGTGTCGCGCAGCTGTTCGGTCAATTCCATGTTGACGTCGAAGGCGGCGCCCGCGTGCATCGGCAAGATGCGGGGCCGGCCGTTCTCGTCGACACCCTGACGGTTCACGGCACCCGGTCGCATGTGCACCGGCTGCATCGCGTTTTCGTCAGACGTCAACCAAGGCGGATCGATCGCAAGGTGTGCGGCGCGGTGATAGACCTTCTTCACCTCGTTCAGCATCTTAACATCGGGCAGCGCCGACATGGCCGGCGAGCGACCGTAGGTTTCACTCGGTGCCGTCACATAGCGGCTGATTGCCCACGGGAAGGATGCATACCCGCCCGTCTCAATCGGCTCGCTGTCGAGGTGTTCGGGGCAAATGTAATAGCTAGCCCACGGCATGCCCGTGTAATCGCGCTTGCCCCGGACCCGCTCAGCGTTCGGCTTGACGCAGTGCAAGAACTGAAACTCTTGGTCGGGCGTCTTCGTCTCTGCGGCGCGGATCTTCGCCGGCAAGTTGCCGTTGCCGAACTGCTGGACCGCCTGGCGCGCCGTGAGGTTGAACTCACGATGCACCGTGTCCGTCACGCCCCATGCGTTGTCCGCGAAATACACCTGACCGATGTGGCACGCCTTGTAGAGCAGCGGGCCGAGCGGGGCTTTGTCGATGAACATCGGCGCCGTACCGAAGGCACCCAGGCTCATGTAATGCTCATGCGCCATGGTCGCGAAGCGAGCCCGCGGCGAGTACCGGGCCGAGAACATGACCTTGTTCACGTGCTCGTACCAAAGCTTGACCGGCTGGATCTCGTTAAGCTCTTCGCGCTTCGGCTTGAGCTTGTGCCAGGTCTGGGTGCGCGGGGTGAGCAAGGCCTCCATCACCGCCGCGAACTTCGTCAGCGCGATCTCACCCGTGGAATCGAAGATCTTGTCGGTGCGCTTGGCACCCGGGGTGAGGCCTGCGCCGAAGAAATCATTCTGACGCGGCAGCACACGCTCAGCCACCTCGCGCCAATGGGTTTCCCATTGGGCTCTGTTGGACTTGAGCGCTTGGTGGCGCTTGGCTAGGTCGGCAGCGACGGACACTAAGCGCCTATGTCGGGGCGGGTGAGCGTGACGCGGTAGTAGTCAAGGCCGACACTGTCGCCGGCATCCGCAAGCTGCACAGAGAACACGACATAGGCATCAGCAGTGGTATCGATTGCCGATGTCACCACGCCGGAAAACGATCCAGGGCTGCCGGCACTACTGGATGCGTGGCTGCCTTGCTGAGCGTTCGCTGCGTTCATGTTGCGGATGCGGTGCATGAACCACGTAAAGATGGTGGTCGTGGCGTTCGTGGCTGAATAGGCCGTGCCCGCAATCGCGTCTGTCGCGCTGAAATAAACGCTGCGCGTCTTGTTGTTGCCGTTGTTGTTGTTCGACCAATTCGCCTCAATATCGAGCTGGCCGTTCGTGCCCATAGCGCCAGCCGGCACTAGGACAGATGCAACCTTCGTGTGCGTCGTGTCGCCCGTGTGGTCGGCCGGGCCGACGGCCTGCCCCAACGTACGGGGCACAAACCCCCACACCGCAGCACCAGCCGCAACGCTGCGGGCGATCCAGATGTTACCTGTCGCGGTGTTGATCCAATAGTCACCGGGACGAAACCCGGCCGCCGTGTCGCTTGTGACGACAGGATCAGTTGCGGCGGAATGCGTGCGCGCCGTGTTGAACCGCGTCTGGACGACAACCGCACTCACGCGGGCACCCGCACGAGGGTCGAGTACATGGCCGACGTTGTGCCAGTTTCAACCGCCTTGATCAGTGTGCCGGGCGCGATGTCGAGAAGCATGAACCCGGCCGCGCTCATCGATGCGCCGGCGATGTCCGTGAACGTACCGTTCGCGTTCGATGACTGCAGCTGATAGCTGCCACCGTTGAACGTGCCCTCGATAGCCCAGATATACCGGCCGCCGACCTTGGCCTGGTGCGTGCCATCACTCGACGCCGAAGCGTTCGAAAGAAGGTCTATGCGTTCGCGCTCGCTCATTGGCCCAACAACACCTTTGAAGCCGGACCCGTCGCCGAGCCGGATGCGTCACCACTACCGCCCGCAATGATGTTCGCCCCCCTGCCCTTGCGGGAGGCAAGCTGCTTGCGGATGTCGAGGTTCGCTCGCGCGTCGTCGACTGTCGGGGGGCGTGGGGCCGCCTCTGTCTTCGGTGTCTTGAACAGTGCTGTCATATGATCACCAATCGTGAGAGAGGCCGCTATCGGCCATGTCTGGACCGCCACTGCGGTTACGACCAAAACTGATTGACGTGTCGCCGCTGATCTTGAGAGCCCTGCCCTCGCCAGCGCCGAGCATCAGATATTGCGCAGCCTCGCAAACGTGGCTGAACCCGTTCTTGTCGGGCTTGTCGTGGTAGCGGTCGTGACCGCTCACCTGGACCCGCTTGTACCGGTAGCCGCCCATGAGGCCCTTGCGCAGATACGAGCAGCGCGGATCGATCACGAGACCGGGGTCACCATCGATCAACCGCGTCAGCGGCTTGGCAAAGGACTCGCGCCGCAACACCGCGTCGTTCGAATGCGCCGGGCGTGCCGGTAAGCCTTGAGCGCGCAGGATCGAGAACGGCGTGCGCTCGTCGGTCTGCGCTCTGCTGTCGCCCGACGGGTCGCCGAAGATGCCTGCAATCTTGAAGCCCTCGTAATCGCCGTCGAGCTTCGACTTCATCAACTCGCCGAACCGAACGGCGCCCATGTCTTCCGTCACGAGTTCATCGATGAACCGCCACTGACCCAGGAACGTGCGCTGCGCGAATGCCGCCGCGGGCGTTAATCCGAAGTCCAGGCCGATCCAAAGCGGCAGCTTCTTGTCAGGCTCGCACGACTTGCAATGCAGCTGGTCCCGATACTCGGGATACACGGGCTTACCGTCCTGCACGAAGCCATAGTCGCCGTCGACGTAGACCTTGACCCATGCCGGATCCTTGCCCGCGAGCGTGCGCTCGTAATAGTCGGGCGGAAGGTTCGACAGGTTCTCTGCGTTCGGGTCACGCCCGCCCGGCTGATGCCAGAAGCGGAAGCCCTTGGGCGCCTGATCTTCGGCGAGCCGATACCACCAGTGATCGGTGTCCGGCGAGTTCGTATCCATGACGACGCCCGACCAGCCGCGAGCTCCACCACGTACCGGCGGGAAGCGGCCGACGCGACCCGTCAGGCCGTCCAGGATCGCCTTCGGCACTTCGCGCGCCTCGTTGATCCAGGCCCCGGTGAGCTCAAGCGACAGAAGCTTGCGCACATCGTCGGGCCGGTCGAGCGCGAGGAACATGACCTCAAGGTCGAAGCCTGCCTCTTGGATCCGATGCGTCGGCGGCCCTTGATCCTGCCACCGGCCAATCTCAGGCGGGAACCACTGATGCCACGTCTTAATCGTCGTGGTCTTGAGTTCGGGATAGGTGTTGCGGATCACCGCCCACCGCGCCCGCCTCACCCCGTCGTTGCCAGGCTCGCTCTCTGCAAGATGGCGCCAGGGTAGGAAGCTGCACGCGGTCGACTTCCCCGACCCGATCGGGCCGCGGATGCCACGCACGAAGCTGTCGTCGTAAAAGAACTCATCACACACCGGACCCGCCGGCGTGTACTCAATCTGAAGCGGCACCGTGCCGTCCGAGTTTGATCATGAGCCCTCCGGTTCCTGCGTCTTTGGTGGCGGTCGGTCGCGCCACCTCATAGGGCAGCACCTTCGCGGCAGCATGCATGCGGATCGGCGCCGGGATGTCGCGCGCCTGGATCACGGCCTTTAACAATTCGTGTGCCGTCACATTCTCAGGCAGTGCGCGAAGCACGCGCTCGAGCGCTTCGTCTGGAACGGCCGCGATGATCTCTGCGGCCGAGTGTGTCTTCGGACGATCAGCGACCGTCACCGTCGCGGACAAATCTCTCTTAGGCTTTCGACCAGCACCGGGACGCGCGCCGCCATGACCCGCCATGGCTCATCTCTGCCGAAAGTTGAAAGTGATGAAATCAAGTTGAATGCAGCGTTGCGAGCATTGCTCACCAAACTGCGCACCCTGGTTTAGCAGGGCACCGGGTAGCGTTCGCTGCGCACGCGGTGAGAACCGGATCAGCGGATCAACGCTAGAGACCGAGGGCGACGATACATAGTGTCCCCTATACTGCAAGTCGTTTCTCCTCTTCGGTCGCACGTGGAACGGTTTGCAGATCGGTGATGTCAGCGTGCCACACACCACCACCGCCCAGCAGATCGATCACCGCACGCTGCCCCTTAATCCTTAAAACCTCCGCGCGCTCGCCCGCGAGTACGCCGCGGCACAACTCGACGAATGCGCCCGGCTCAATCTTGGTGCGATCGCTCACCGATGAAACGAGGAAGGCCGTCGTGCGCACCGCGTCGATTTGAGCGTCGCTCAAGGGGCGGCGGCGGTACACGACGATCTTGCAGGTCGACCGCTCGAAAGGCTCCGCACGGAAGCCGTCGTCGATCCTGGCAAACAGATAGCCGCGAAACAGCGGGCGCGTCTTCGTCACCGTCATGCAGCGGTGCGCGTTGCGTTGGCGGGTGATGCTGGTGAATGACGGGCAATACGCCTCCACGCCGGCCGCGTTCATCCGCAGCGCGACGTCGAGTTCATTGCCTGAGAAAACGCTCAGCGCCCGCCAGCTCATTTTCGCCACCCGATCTTGTATTCGAGATCCTCAATGCGCCGGCGGGCCTGCCGCTCTCGCCACGTCATAAGGCAGGCCCATGCGACCGCGACGATGACGGCAATGGTCGCGATCGCGCTCATCATTCAGCCCTCCACTGCTTGCTGCAACAACATCGCCAGCACCATCGACGCGAGCGCCGCCACGTCGGTACCGTCGGCGCCGGACTCGGCAACAGCCACCAGCGCGCGGCGAATGATCTGCCGCGCGTCTTCAGGCGCTACGAGGCCAGCCAGGGTGGGTGCCGTGCCCTCCATCATTCAGCAGCCTGAGCAACACCGCCCGTCGACACGGTGCGCATCTGGACGACGGTGTCACCCGCCGACTCGACGGCCGACAGGTACAGGTCCAGAAGGGCCTCGCGCTCGTCGCGCTCTGTGCTGTCCATGGCGCGGATCTTGACGACCTGGCGCACAATCGCGACGTCAAAGCCGTTCCCCTTGGCCTCTGCGTATACCTCGCGGATGTCGCCGGCGGTCGCCTTCTTTTCCTCTTCAAGCCGCTCGATGCGCTCGACGATTGAGCGGAGTTGGTCTTTTGCGAAGCTGGTCATTGGGGGTCCTGTTGGTTGGGGGTTTCCGTCGGGCGATAGATGCCCTGACGCTTGGTTAGTTCGATC